TTTTTAGCCGTTGATTTGATTCAATTAAGTTCTCAAAATTATGAAGTTTTAAAGAATGGAATTGCCCATGTTGAAGATTTATTACCAATAGAGGTATTCCTTGACCCAGAAACAGATTGGTTAAAAGGGGATGAAATTCTAGTGGATATTAATACTGAAGGGCAATTATACAGCAGAAGATTTGAATTATCTCAGATTAGAGTTAATAGCCATTCCGGCGTAACAATATATAAAAAGTCAAATATAGCACCTGTTAGGGAGGTGAGGGAATGATCGGATTAACTGATTACGCTTTATTCAATACGATAATGACAGAACTTGGCATACCTAATGGTGTTTTTTGTCCGCCTGATAAAGCTTTTAAGTCATATGAAGAACGATTTAATACAGCTTTGAATCTTCCTTTGTTTAGTTTATTTTGGACAACAGTGTCGAAAGACACTACACAGTTTAATTTGCCACAAGCAAGATATGGTGATTTAGCACAAAGATTAACTACTCTAAATAGTGGACGAAAAGTAAAGATAATACCTGTTAGATTAGAATACACTTTAGGTTTATGGTTTACTCGTGAAATGGAATTAGTGGAATCGTTAAGAGATGTTTTTTTCTTCTCAACTCGGATAGGTGGTAATGGGGCTACAGTATCATTTAGTTCTATACCAGAATCACAATTAGAATCCGCAGATAGTGCTGTTATAGAAGCTTTAGATGGTTTTAGTTTTGATCTTGAAATAAATATGGATGGCGTGGGTTTAGAATTATCAGAACCTACAGGTGATGTGGGTAAATATTATAAATCAGAGGTAACTATTACAGCAAATACATGGATGACAAAAGGATTGAAATTACCATTGCTTAGAAAAATAATAATAAGTTTGTATTCTTCTAATTCTTCTACTGTGGGGGATTATACAGATACTGAATTAATCACTACAATAGAAAAAGAAATCGATTAACTACCTTAAATAAAGGAGTTTATATAATGAGTGTAACAATTGTGAACACAGCGTCAGTTGCAGTAACAACAGCAACGCAAACATCACAAATTTTACTAGAATCTGAGCAGTCGTTTTCAGTTGATGAATATAATTCTGTAAGAATTGATTTAGCATCAGCGGGAACACATTCTTTTACTGGAGGAGAACAAAGTACAGTAATAGCGTCTGATTTAAGTACAGGCAATACTATTACTATTGTGTTTGGAGGCAATACATATGAATTAGGATCTATATTAATATTGCCTGGTGGCGTGGGAACTGTCGTTATAACAAATGGTCTTACGACTACGGTTTCTTTAGAAATTTTTATAATTGATAATTAACGATATTTTTGAATTTAATGCGTTTTTTGTGTAACATTTTTTGTATTTTGTATTAGGAGAAAATAATGAGTACGTGTAAGGAAGCATTGAAACAAGTATTGGCTGGGGAAAACCTCCGCGAAGTTGTTGCTAGCATTGAACTTGAGAGTGATGAATATGCACTTCCGTTTGGTATCACTTTTGACGAAGATTCAGATGCAGAAGAAATGACTGATGTTGAATTTGAAGAGATTTTAGATGGTCTTGGTTACAGTGAAGATATGACCGAAGAAGAGTATGATGAGCTTCTTGAAGAACTTGAAATGACAGATGAAGATTATACTCAAGCACTTGTCGATTCATTGGAAGCTGGTCAAATTGTTCGTGATAAGTCTGGTAAGAAACATAAAGTCAAAAAAGGAACTCCGGCACAGATTGCTGCTGGTAAGAAACGTAAAGGTAAAAAAGTTAAAATGAGTGCAGGTGCTAAAGCTAAACGTGCTAAAAAAGCTGCAAAAACTCGTAAACGGCGTGGAACGTGAGTAAGGGAATAAATGTCTAATAACTTTTTTATTAATGAATGGAGGATAAGATGACAATATTAGTAACTAACAAAGTCGCTCGAACCCTCGAAATTCGTACTAAAGACAAGGAAGTTTATTACATTCCCCCTCGTGTGCGTAATTTGAAGGTGGAACTAAAAAACAATGATATAGTTTTTAGTTCACCGGACCTTATTATAACTCGTATAGATTAAAGGAGATAACATGGCTTTTTCAGTATCTCCAGGCGTTTATACAAAAGAAGTGGATCAATCAACTATTATATCTTCTGTTGAAACTTCAATAGGAGCAGTAGTTGGTTATAGTCCACGAGGTCCTCTTGGTAGGCGTTTGGTAACAAATAACAAAGAATTTACAGATTTATATGGTAATCCTGTGCCAGGGAATTACTTCCATTATACTGCTTTAGGTTTTCTTACTAAAGGTGGGAAATTGTATGTTAATAGAGTAGTAAATGGAGCTTTGTATGGTGGAACAGAGATCAAGAAAAACAGTTCTAATGAAGATAATACAACATTAACAACTGGAGTTTCTGATCCTTCTGCTTACGCCACAACTCCTGGTTGGGGTACAGATGGATTGTTAGCATTGTTTCCTGCTAATCCTGGAGCATGGAATAATAATTGCTCTGTTAGGATTACAAATGTTACTAATCCATCGACAGCGTGGAGTTCTAATAGTTCCAGCTCTTCTGCTAGTTCTGTTAGCAGCTCTTCCAGTGGAAATAGTTCTGTAAGTTCAGTAAGTAGCGAGAACAGTTCACAAAGTTTTGTGAGTAGCTCAAATAGCTCGGTAAGTTCAGCGAGCAGTTCAGAATCTTCAATAAGTTCAAGCAGTTCAGGAAATTCAAGCGAAAGTTCTAATAGTTCTAGCAACTCGTCAAGCAGTTCTAGTGTTAGTTCAACCAGCTCGAATTCCAGTAATAGCAGTAGTTCTAGTTCTGATAGCAGTTCTGCAACAGCAGCTGGTCTTTATGAATTTGATGTTGAGTTTTATGAAGTAGATGATAACGATGTCTATCAACTCAAAATGAAGAAAACGGTATCTCGGAAAGATCAAAAGAATGGTTTTGGTCAAGACGAATATATTGGTGATGTCTTTGCTCCTGGAGAAAATGATTATCTCATAGCAATTGATAATACCACTGTAGCTGATACTATTTCTCCTAAAGAACAACTTGTTGATCTTGCTGTTGGTGGTGGCAGTGATGGTACTGCAATCACAAATTCTCAAGTTGTAACTGGATGGGATGAATTTATTAATCCTGATGAAGTAACAGTAAATATATTAATGTCTGGTGGTTATACAGATACTTCTGTTCTTCGTAAGATTGATGAGATTGCAGGTACTTATCGTAAGGATTGTATTGGTGTTTTAGATGTTCCTTATGGTCAAACAAGTGCTAATGATTTAGTTGCTTGGAGACAAGATACTTTAGCAATCAATTCAAATTATTCAGCTTTGTACTCTTCATGGTTGCAAGTGTATGATTCTTATAATGATAAGACTTTGTATATTCCGCCTAGTGGTTATATCGGGGCTTCTTTTGCTTACACTGATTTAGTAAGTGAAGCTTGGTTTCCGAATGCTGGACTGAATAGAGGTCTTCTTAATGTGGCTGGGATAGAAAAGAATTGGAATCAAGCAGAACGTGATATTCTTTATCCAGCTCAGATTAATCCTATAAGAAATCATCCAAGTGGTGGTACTGTAATCTGGGGACAAAAGACTCTGCAAACAAAGGATTCTGCTTTGTCGAGTATGAATGTTCGTCGATTGATGATTGTATTAGAAGTCGCTATTTCTAGATCACTTGAATATGATGATTTTGAATTCAATGATCGGTTTACAAGGATTCTGATAACTAATGAAATTGATAGTTATCTTAGAGGAATTGTAGCAAATAGAGGTATTTATGATTATTCAGTTGTTTGTAATGACGAGAATAATACGCCTGATGTTATTGATCGTAGGGAAATGAATGTTGATATTTATGTTCAACCTACTAAAGCTGCAGAAGCTATTCAATTACAGGCAATAATCACACGAACAGGAGTTAGTTATACAGAAGTTATAGGCACACAGTAAGTAGTTTTTAGGGAGTGCCTGCTTGGTGTGGGCACTCCTATATTTAAGGAGAAAAAATGGCTAGTAATCATGTTACTCAATTAAGAAGTATCGGCGAGCCAGCACGGCAATATCTGTGGGAAGCTATAATCCCAGGTAGTTTGCCTGGTGGAACAGGTGGTGGTGGAAATGATAATCAATTATTTACATATAGAGCTATGTCAACGACTTTACCTGATTCTGTAGTTGAAGTTTATGAACATCAATTTAAAGGTGATAAATCAAATTTCGCAGGTAGAAATGCTTCTGCAAAAACTTTTGATGTTACATTTATTGATTCTACTGATTTGTTTGTGTTTAAAAATATGACATTGTGGAATAAATACACTCAAACGCACAATAAGTCAGAATATAGTAAAGATTTATCATTAAGATTATTAGGAAGAACAGAATTAGAACCTATATTGTTGACATTAACACTTATTCAATGTTTCCCTGAAAGTGTTCAGGCTGTTAGTTTAGATTATGCTTCTAATGATCCAATAAATATTCCTATTACTTTTAGATATGACGATACAGAGATTTCTTAATGCCAGATATAGATTCTAAATATAATAATCTTATATTACGTAGTGTAGAGAGGCATGGAACGCCACAATTCAAATATCGTTTTGGTGTGGAACTTCCTAAACTACCTAAAACAGGTGATAATGTAAAATTAATACAAGATAGAATTACAAGTGTATCTCCTGTATTAGATGTAGTAAATGAGATTAAAAATGCACCAGATAAGAATAGTCATTGGTATTTTTTCAATGATGATGATGTTTCTCCATTTACTATTACATTATTAGAGTGGCAGGATTTTCTATGTATTAAATATTTTTTAGAGTGGCATAGTTTAATGGTAAATGATGATGGGACTTATAATGTGCCAACTTATTATAAGAAAAACATCAAAGTTAATTTATTGTCTCCTGATGATAAACCATTATTTTCCATTAATCATATTGGTTGTTTTCCTAATAAGAAATCAATCGCAGAGGTAAATTATGAAAGTTCAGATCCAGTAAGTATTGATATTGAAATCACGTATGATAGTTTTGAAATTCTATAGATTTTAAGGAGTGCAAATGGTTACACTTAGAGATACAGAAACAGTAAAAGAAGTTTCAAAAGAATATGCAATGAGTCTTGATTTAGTTACGTCTGATGCAACTATGGGAGATTATCCAAAGAGTATAAAGTTTAATCCATATAATGTATCACAAATGAAAAAATTAGTGTATGCAGAAGATACTAATTATTCAAGTATAGTTGCTGACATAATTAATAATCTAACTGATTTTGATGTTAGAAAATTAACCCTTATTGATTATGATAAATTGCTCTTGTCTCTGAGGATAAATTCATGTGGTTCTTCTATGTTAGAATATAATGTTAGGTGTAGTGTATGTGAAAAATTCTCTCCTTTTAGGATTGATTTGTCTGAATTAGAAATAAATAATGTTCCAAAAACATTCTCAGAACCTTCTAAATTAAATGATGCGGTTTCTCTTATGTTGCCTCGTCTACAAACAAAATTAGAATATGATGAGATTGCAAAAGATTTAGATCCTATTGATCATTTTGTTGTATACATTAAAGAAGGGAAAACATTCAAAGATAAATTAGATATATACAATAATTTATCTCCCGCATTAATAACAGAAGGGTTTAATAAATTTGTTAATGCTACATATTTATATGGTGTTGATGCAACTGCAACACATACTTGTTCATCTATTATAAACCATGAAACTGGAGAAAAATGCGGAGCTGAGGAGATGCTTCGCATACCCTTTCGATTCAAATTCTTTTTTCCCATTGTCATATAAAACTATTATCAATAAGCAATGTGAACTTTGGTATTATTTTAAGGGTTTATCAGACTCCACAGAATTAATGTTTTATGATGAATTTTTAGAATATCATAAATGGATAAAGGAAAAGATTGAGGATGTGAAATGACACCTTCACTAAATGAAGTAGTTTCTAATAATACTACAAATGAATCAATAGAAAATTCTATTAATCCTATAGAAATAAATCCTATTGATTCTTTGACTGTTAATGAGATGACTATTGAATCTATTGAAAAGTCAATTCCCAGTGCTAATGAGAAAGAAATAAATACACAATTAGAAGATATTAAAGAATCAGTACAAGAAGATACTAAAGAATCTAAAAAACAAACACAAGAAGAAAAGAAAAAAGGAATATTAGAAAGAGCTTCTGAAAAATCAAAAGAAATAATAAGTAAAACCGCAGAAACAACTGCAGGCAAAGAAGCTTCTACGGCAGGTGTTCGTATATTAGCAGAATCAATGGGATTAGGTTTTGTTCCTGATATATTAGCAGAAGCATTTGGAACAGACATACCTACAGCTTTATCAGGAGCAGTTAAGAAATTAATTCCTGAGAAAAAAGAGGAAGAATCAATAGATATAGAAACATCAAATTTAGAAAATGATAAAGAATCTATAGGATTATCAGAAGAAAATAATAAATTAATTGAAACGTCTAATGAACTTGAGAAATCAAAAATTAAAACTGATTTAGA